AAATCTTGAACAAATTGAGGGTCAATGTCTTTTCCGAAATCAGTAGCTTGGAACATTCCTTGAGCACGATAACCATTAATCCAAAATCTAATTTGACGAATATTTAATCTTTCATCATCAGAATTTCCTTGCCCAGCACGAGCAATATTTCTAATGTTATATGCGTAGTGATCTAAAGTTTTTGCCATGATGTAAATTTAATAAAAAAAAGGCAGCAGTTCAAAAACCACTGCCTTTCTTAATTTTTATAAGAATTTATTCTTATGCGTTAATTAAAGCAACTAATGGAGCTCCTTCACCTACAGTACCATACCAGTAGATTTCCTTAACAGTCGCTCCTTTAGAGTCAATGAAAGGAATAGCAGCTTCACCTTGATAAACGATTCTCACCGTATCATAAGTAGCTAAATTAATATCCTCTGCAGCAACACCTCTGTCAACTAAATCAGAAGGCTGACCTTCTGAAACAACAGTTGGAGTTGGAACATTAACAATAGTTCCAGCAGCAGAATCAGTGTACTCATATCCAACTAAAGCTCTCTTATCATCACCCTTTTGAGTAACAGTTAATACACCAGCTACATTAGCAGCAGAAGCATACGGAGACTCAGCAGAAACATCTGCAGAAATCAAAGCAGCAAAAGCAGCAGCGATATCAGTTACAGTTGTAGCTCCCGCCTGAACATTTAATACATAAGATTTTCTCCATTGCTGACGACTTGTCGCATTTGAAGTAATCGTTAATCTAACTAAATCTCCTACAGCATACGTTCCTGCGAATGTAACTGTTAAAAATCCTGCAACACCAGTTGCCGGAGAAATAGCGATTGGACTTTTTAATTCGTCCTTGTCAACTTTGAAACTTGGTGATAAATCAATGATTCCACCTGTGTTTGCTGGAGTGTGACCCTCCGTTAAAATTGCAAAATAATTGCGTCCTACTTTACTCATAATATAAAAATTTGAAGGTTAATACTTATCTAAAAGTCATTGCATTTCTGCTTTTACTTCTCCCTCTATGAAAAACAGGCTTTTCAGACTTAGCCGCCTTTTCTTCATCATTACTTTCTTCTTCTTCCGAATCAGATTCATCTGCATTGTTTTCAGACACCTCTTCCTCAGCAGGAGCTTCTTCTTCCTTGTTATCAGCCATCGCTTCTGCAACAGCAGCCACATCAGCAGCATCTACAACACCATCTCCATTAACATCAGCAGCTAACGTGTCAGAATTTTCTTTTTGAAATTTGATCATTGCATCAACAATTTCTTCTTTCTTTTTAATAGAAGAATCTATTTTTGAATATAATCCAAGCTCCTTAATTTTAGGAACACTTAATTTCATTAGTTCTTCTTTCGTATAAACATTTTCTTTAGCCATGACTTTTATTTTTGTTGGTTAATTTCGTTTTGTTGTAGTTGATAATTTTGTATTTGCTCTGTAGTTGCCATCATTTTACGCACCGCGATATTAACTATCTCTTCGTGTGTAAATATAGGCATTACAGAATTGACATTATTTGAAGGGTTAACATCATCCCTTTTTACATCAGTAAATCTTTTCAAAAATTTAAGAACATAATTTGAAGGAGTGTTTGACGAAACAATTAAAACGACATTATTAGTACCATTATTTTCTTCCGTATAAGCAGGATTCTCATCGTCATTTACGTTGAATGGGTCTTTCTGATTCTCAGCTTCGTCATCTAATTGTAAAGGGCTTATAGGTTCCCAAACAGTACCAGTTCCACATTTGTTTTTGAACTCTCCCTTAAGACTAAGTGTAAACATATAATCACCAATACTATCTAAATTAATTTCAGAAGTATTGGATCCTATATTTTTTCTTACTAAAGGCAATAAAGCCTTTCTTACTCTTTCGTCAAGCTCAAACCTTTTATAATAGTCCTCCACAAATTCTGCGTGTGCCAAATTCAAATACCTATCCTTTTGTTCAGAATTGAACCAAGGAGCATCAGCCTTATCTAAAAGCTCATCACAAAGGTTGTGCATTTCTATTATATCCATGCTTTACTTTTTATTAATCGTTTTGGTTAAATTAGGAATCATATCCTCATTCTCCTTAAGCCATTCAACGGCATATTCAAATGATGTTCCCATTAATTCAGTTCCATAAGAATATCTACCGCTTTTGTTGGTAAACACACCCTTTTCAATTCCTTTTTTAATTAACGCTTTCAAATCTCTTTCAGGATTATTCCATTCGTCAATTACATCTTGAGGACTCATAGTAGCTTTTTCATAAAGAGCTCTTTTGATAGAAGATTCAGAAGCACCTGGTTTAACAGTAATTAATAAAACTCTTGCGAAATCTTTAGCATCTTCCACTTTAAGTTTTTCAATTATTGCATCAGCAGTTGCAGCCAACCCTCTTTTCATCACAAACTCATCAGCAGCTTCTTGATGGTCCACCAATACTAATACTGGATTAGCGCCATTAAGATATAAAGGATGAAACTTAACTTGATTATAGAGAAGACGATCATTCGCCCTCTCCATATTCAAGTGTATTGTTCTTTGTATTCTTCTAACTATATGATTTCCTTTCTCATCTACAAACGGTCTGTTTTGACCATCATGTAAATAATCTCGAACAACAATAGTTCCCGTTTTTTTAGGGTTCTTTAATCTTATCTCTACATGTCCAGATGTAGGAGCTCCTTTTTGCAACTCCTTTATCTTAGCAGCAGATTCTCTTTCGTTTTCCATTTCTTTATCTAAATTGGGTTAATACTAAGTTTAATTTTTATGCGAAAATCAATTGTCCACAAGACAATGGGTTTCTCACAACGATACAAGATTCACAAAGAACCTCACAAGTGAAAGCATCTCTTCCATTTGCAGCGTTCATTGATTTTTGATCGAATGGGTTAACCATACCAGCGATATACTTAACAATCATTCCTCTATCAATTCCTCCAGCACCTTTTACTTTTCTTTCAATGTTAGAAACACCGTCAGTTGTTCCCATATCTAAGAAAACCATTCTGAATGATTCTTTAGGGAAACCACTAATTGGGTCAATATCATTTCCATGTAAGTTTGGATCATCGAATAATGCAGTCTTAACTAATGTTAATCTGTGACCTAAAGCGTTGTAAGATGTGAAGTTAACTCCAATCTCTACTTCTTGACCAACTTTTGCATCATAAACTAAGTTACCAGCAGGGTAAACTAAGTCTTTCATTGCTTCGTGGAAAGCAACTTGTCCACCTGTTCCGGTGAATACCATCCAATGAGCATTCTTGTGACCAGTATTTAAAGCTAATTGTGCTAAGAAATCAGTTAACCTTTTCTCAGTTAATGTTCCGTTGTAAGTATCAACGTTAGCAGCATCAATTTGTCTTAAGATACCATCACCAGTTACGATAGGCTTACCATCGTTTCCGATTACAGTAGAATTACCATTAGCATCCATTGTAGAAACAGAATACCAATCGTTTAATTCTTTTTGGTACATGAACTCATCTCTCATCAACTTCTCGTCCGTAAAGAACCAAAGTCTTTGACCTCCGTTTTCAATCCAAGTAATATCAGTTAAAGCCGAACCTGTAATAGATTTAGACTTTCTTGCAATAGACAAGTGATTGATATACCAGTCTGGGTAAACGTGGTTTTCGTAACCTCTATTAGAACCTTCAGGGAAAGCACTTCCGACAGTATTAGCAGTAACTCCTGCAGCAACATTTCCTGCAACGATAGCAGCAGAAGCATCAGTAGTTTGTAATTTGAATTGGAAAGTATATCCACCTGCAGTTGCAGTAGGCTCTCCCATTACAATACCTTGTAATCCACCTTTGAATTTAACAACATCATTAGGATTGATGTAGTTTTCTTCAAACTCAACAGAAAACTGAGTGTTTCCAGCTCCCGTTCCTGTAAATGTACCAGTACAAGTAGAAGGACGATTAAGTCTTCCTAAGATTGGCCATCTAAAAGCGTTTTCACCTACTAAATCTTCCTTGGCAAATCTTGATGTACCATCGATGAAGTAATTTAAAGAATATTGCGGGTATTGACGAATTAACGTCTTTGCAATTTCTGGGTACTTTAACAAGTTAGATGTTAAAGAATTTGATTCTATGGTTTCTTTACCATATGTTCCGTTATGAAATTTCATAATAAAATAATTTAAAGTTTTACATTAATTTAATTACCTGACAAAAACGCATTAGCATCAAACTCACCAGATCCCTCTGGCGCACTAAAGCGTTTACTATCTGAAACTTCAGGACTCCCAATATTATCAAGAATCTCTTTTCTCCCCTTGTTTATGCCTTGACTACCAAGAGCCTTTGTTATTGTATGTCTGTGTTTCCACAACCAAGCAACATCACTTAGGTTCTCGCTATTTGAAGTAATATCATTGTAGAACTCTCCACTTGTGATATACTTCGTATGCTCTTTATGAACTTTCTTAAGACTTTCTTCGTCTTTAGCCATCTGGAAACCAAACTTTGTTTTCTCTCCGCTGATGTGTTCAGTTAAAGCTGCCACACTCTCTTCTTGCTCTTTTTGAAGCTTTGCTTCTTCAAGCTTAGAAGATTCTGTAACACTATTCTGTTCATTCTTTATTGCTCTGTCGATTTGTTTTTTAATCTTCAAAGCTTCAATCTTTACTGTATTATTGTCAGTATAGATATCCATTGCTTCCTCAACCTCAGCTTCGTTTAACCCTTGTTTCTTCAAGTCTAAACGAACAAGATCTTCGTCAGTATTCTTTTTCAATTCATTCAATCTTCCAATTCTTTCGTTTTGGATATTGCTTCCTTGACTTTCTCTTAACCTTTGATTCTCTGCTTCTAATTCTTGAATTTGTGAAACAAACTCTTCTTTATTAGTGGCACTTAAACCAAGTTCCTCTGCAAACGTAGAAAAATTTTCATCATTAAAAGAACTTTCTCCACCTTCTTTTTCAAGTTTTTCTTTCTCGATACGCTCAGCTTCATCTTTTTCAGCATCAGACAACCCCTCTCCCTTATCTTTTAAAGCATCAGCTGCAGCCTTTTCAGACTCTAATCTTTTAGCTTCATCATCAGCTGATTCTCCATCATCATCTCCTTTTCCATCATCTGGTTTATCATCGTATGAGTTCCAATCAAAAGAAGCAGCATCATCATCACCCTGATCATTGCCATCCCCTCCTTTATCTTCTTCGGCTCCTGCTCCTGCATTATTTTCCTCAGATTTAGTCTCTGGTGCTTTTTGCACTGGCGCATCCTCTGTAAATGCCTCAAGATTAAATTCTTCTTGCTTATTTTGTTCCTCACCTCCTGCATTATTTTCTTCTGTTCCGTTTTCCATAACCTTTACTTTTTAATTACAAATATAAATTAATTTTCATTACCTTTTCCATTAGCATCTTGAAGCATTATATTATCCAACTCAGCAATTCTGCCCTCTTGTTGCATATCTTCTTTATGTTCTAAATCTCTTTCTTGAGTTTGAATCTTTCCGGTTATCTCCATCTCCTTAATAGTAATATCTGTTTCAGACTTGATATTAGCAACCTCAACATCAACCTCGATTTTTCTATTGTCAATCTCATTTCTTGCCTCTTGAGCAGCAACCTCTCTTTCTTTAAGCTGATTAGATACTGCCTCAACAGC